CGCGACTTGCATCGCACCCTAATGAGTAACACTCATATGTTCGTAACAGATCGAACAGACACCTATACCGGTAAACATACGAAGAATCCGGGCTCTAGGTGAAAGTTCGACATCTCTCAGAAAGAGGTGGTTTCGAGCATAACAGGAAGAGATTCCTCTGAACATCTTTCGTTCCCTTAGCTGGCAATTATTGTGTCCAGTGGAGGGCGGTCGATCGCTCTGAACAGAGTTCAAAATTCCTGTCCCCTAGTCTCACATTAAAGAGATTACTGAAACTCCCATGCAAGAAATAAGTGTTACCCCACTCAAAAGGTACCTGAAGCTTTTTACCTCAGATACCGCGGTGTTCGTTAAACACCACAGTCTTGAGCGGGCAAATCACTTTTATTTTTGTTTTTGTTTCGTTTTTTGTGTTTATTCATGGATTGGTCAACAGAGTTACCCTCTTGAAGAGGGAGTGAACCAAAATCGGAAGAACCTTCCAACAACTGAGAGGGGAGACCCCCCGGTTGTAGAGGCACCAACTCCGATGTCTGAGAGGAGATACCTTCTAACTCTTTACCCGATGAGATCATCGGTTCTGAGAGTTGAGAAGGAGTATCCTCTGACACTGGAGCAGGTAAACTCTTCCTATGGTTTCCTCCCTCTCCAAAGAGAGAGAGAAACTCAATCAAAGAGGTTTGATCAAAGGGCAATGGACTGTAAAGTCCTGCCTCCTTAAGTCGAACATCCTGAGAGTATAACTCATCAAACCAATCAGCAACATCCTCTGTTAGATCCAAGTCATCTAGTGAGAGTGGCTCCTCCGTGAGGAGGTTCCGATCAAGGAAAATACTCCGGATCTCCTTCCACTCGTCTCCGAGTTTAGGAAGATCATGAAGATCTCCCCCTTCCCATTCACAGGGATGGATCTCCTTATCGACCAACATTCTTTCAAATAAATCTAGACAGTGCTGTCGGGCTCGTTCGAGAACGAACCGACTCCTGCCAGATTGTATGAAGATATAATCGGTCTCAAAGAAGTCCAAAGGAGGAAAATCTTTTATGGAATACTTGCCATTCTTCACAATCGAATTGATATGGTCTCGCGTTTCTTGAGGAAAATGATCACGGACTTTCTCCCGGAACTTGTAAAGGTCCCGGTGAGAGAGATCAGATGATTCGCTTGTAGAAGCAAACATCAGTGATCGTAGTTTGTCCATCACTAAGGCCCCGGGCAATTCTGATGTCTTTGCTGTTGTTCCTCGTAGAACGGGAACAGGAACAGCTCGGATATCAGTTCCTGGGACTAACTGTGATTTATCAAACTTCCTCAAGAGGTCGTATATATAGACCTCTTTTAGTAGACCATGGTCATAGCGGATACCTGTGTCAAGTGAGTTCACCAGTCCTAAACCTCCAAACTTCTTAGAAAGATGTAAGGAGCGAGGGGTTGATCGAAGAGGGATGATATTCCTTTTAAGGAATTCATATTTAACCCAATCTTCGGTCCCCCAGTAAAACTGTGTCTCTTCAAAACAATAAGAGAGAGTACATCCAACACGAGTTTGGCAAGAAACCTTACCCGTATGGAGCACCTCTCCTTTGTAGAAGAGCTGTGAATTCACTGTACAGAAATCTGGATCAATGAAGTTCTTACCAAGAGAGAGAGACAAACCCACAGTGGGCGCTTGCGCCCGCCATAAGGCAATCTTCTCTTTATCACCTCGGGCGACAACATCGTCACCGTTAATGAGGTAGGTAAACTTCTTGAAACCAGAATAAGAGACTATATAATCGTTCAGAAAACACAGCAATGGGAAACTCAATAAAGAACCCATTAACTGACCAGAAGTCTGACGACCCCTAACCCCCTTCGGGTAAAGGATCTCATGACTTGAACATTCCCATCGGACCCACTGGCGAGTGGGTTCGTGATCGATCTCCGAGAGAATGCCCTCAATGAGGGCCTCGGTGACTGACATAGGAAAGTTGTCAGTAGCAGCTGTATAATCCCCAGAGAGCCAGAGTGAATCTTCACTAGTTCTCTGCTGGATTTCCTGAATCATAGTCTCAATCCGATAGACCCAAGGAAGGGTGTCATCCTGAAACGACTCATGCTCTGACCATGGTGCTTTCACACCATTGGTTAAACAAAACTGTGGTTGCTCGGCAAGATAGTTCCATAAAGCCTTTTGAAAAGGCTGAAGGACCTTCGTCGAAGCTTCAGCGGCAGTAATCATCCGAACCTTAAGAGGTTCAGAGAGTGCAACCGCTTTGACCACAGGAGCCGTCTGAGGAGGATGTGCAGGGAATTGAAGATCTAGGGACCAGTCATTATCACTACAGGGGAGCTGAATGTCAGAGACATAAAGATCCCACTGAAGAGGTTCATGGCTTTGGGCACATTGAATTCTCTTTCGAGAAACAGATTGTACCCAGGTATCCTGGAAATTCCGACGATGGTAAGAATACCGTTCGTCAATCTCCTGCATAATCCTTTCTACTAAAGGATAGACGTTCCTTCCTAAATTCTCAATTCGAAGAGAACTTTCGTCAGTATCATAAACTCTATTCCATGGAACACAGGGAGTATAACCAAGTCTGTCCGAGTGATGCTTATCACTCCACATCTTTTGTTGTATCTCCGAGGGTCCATAATGGATTTCTCCGATTTGTCCGCGGTGGACGAGTAGGGGAAGAGTTATCCTTCGCCAGACTGCCCAGGGCTCCTCCACATGTGTGGATTTGTCCGTTCGTAAGTCTGAACCAAAACGGCAATTTGAAGTTAAGATAATAATGGGAGAGATAAATTTCTGTCCCTTATCCTTCAATTCTGCCATAGGTAAAACGAAGTCGTTAACTGACACAATGTTCTCAAATTCGACAATATCTGTTCTAGATCCGTGATTCTGACCGAAGTCATCAAGGATAACAATAGGTTGACCAGTATAGCCGTCCCAATGTTCAGTAGAGCAAGAACGAGAGTAACAAAGTTGCTCACGCTCTAGCCCTGGGAATATTTTATTCCCTAAGATCCGAACAAGTGATTGGACAAGTGTTGTTTTTCCGGAACCTGGTGCGCCGAAGAGGCCCACAACATAGGGTTCCAAACGAACACCTTCATCCATTCTACTAATGGGATGGTTACTAAATAACTGGCATGAATCAGTTTCTTGTAGTTGTTTGAGGTTACCACCAAGGTGACGACCCCTCTCAACACAAGCTCTCTCGTTAGGGAGAGTCGATTCATGAGGGTTGTACAATTGAGCAACCCTCTTACCAACAATCCTTCCATATTCACGGAGTCCATCGAGATGGTGTTGTGGAACTTCCAGCAACTCATCTTCTGGACGGCAGAGCGATCTTCGATGCTTCTCATAGGCTTCATCAATCATATCCTTTCCAACAGGCGCGCAAAGCGCTTTAGATTGGAGAAGGTTGAAATAGAACTGGACTCTCCTTTTCTTATTATGAGAAAGGACAGCATCCAATTTGCCTTGAGTATAACTCGGAAACAGTGGGAAAGTCTCGCCCTCAGGCAAGTCCTGACCCATCTGTTCAGAGAACTTCGAAGACAACGTGACCTTAATGAGCTTCACATAATCCTTCTCAAATTCTTTTCGAGGGATAACACGAAGATAGTGCAATAGTAGGTGAAATACTCGGTGCTTTGTCGTAAGACGTCGCATAGAGTAATTAAATCTCTTGATCCCATTCTTAGAGTACATTCTCCTCCCCCAAGGGGTAGAGGAGTCTACTACTCTTCGAACACGACCAGG